TTACATGAATATTTTAAAATATAAAAAATATAATATATCTTACATAGCGTAGCACCGTAGCACCGTGTAGCACCCAAATTACAAACTTTTTCTATAACTGCTTTCCCTGAGAATACTTTTGAAATACGGTGCTACACGGTGCTACGGTGCTACACTATGTAAGAATTATATTTAAAAAATAACGATTAAATTAAAATCTCTGTTTATACTATAATATGCTTGTCGTCAATCAAAAATACAAACCAATCAAACAAGTTAAACCAATGGAATCAGATTATACTACTTCTGTAGTGCCAAGTGTTCAAGGCAAAGGAATAAATGAACTTATTTCTCGTGTTAAAGAAATGAAAATTAAGGAAAACCATAAAAAAAGAAATGTGGATAATAAAATTTCATTTGATTAAAAAAATATAATTATGAAATTTATTTCTGTGTTATAAGTATAATATGTCTTCAGTATCTGACCACGTTCAACTAATGAAATCCCAAGAAAAGAAATACGATAGCGTTTTTAACAAACGAGAATGGCTATATATTAATGATACAACCACCCAGTACGATCAAGGAACATCCATTATTGAGACAACCAGTCTATCCAATAACTCTAAATTTTTAGACTACAATAGTGCTTATTTAACGGTTCCTTTACTTGTCACTCTAACTTCTAACGCTTCAGCTATTACTGGTATTGCTGATACTGATACCCTTCCTTATTCCAAATCAGTAGGATTTAAACAATCGTTTTTAAGCATGATTAACTCCATAACTGTAGACCTAAATGGACAACCTATGGTTCAACAAAATCAACTTATTGATATGTATAACCACTTTAGGCTTTTAACCAGTGAGTCGTGGAATACGCAAAACCGTTGGTCTACAATTGGTTTTTATCCGGACACAGTGGAACAAGCTGGATTTAGCACCGACGAAAGTATTTATGCCCCTGCTGGTCAACCAGCCAACAACGCTACACTAAATTTAGGTTTAACGGAAAGACTACGATACATTCTAGACGATGCTGGAGAAACATTTAGCGAAGTGACAACTTCCGCTTTATCGAACCTCATACTTAAGACTGAACTCGCAAAACTATATGTATCTCATGTATCTAATGTAGTCGCTGGAACTGCTGACACTAAATCACCTGTAGTTCAATACAGCGTAAAAGCGACTATTATGTTGAAAGACATTCACCCACTTTTTGAAGTCATTCCTATTTCTAAATCCTTAAACTTTAAAATTCAAATTTTCTGGAATAACAGTGTAGTAACCGCTACTCACGACGGAACTGATTGGACAGCTCAATCTTCGCAATACCGTGCTTACAATGGAACACTTCCACTAATGTTAAACAACTTTACCGCTGGTTTTGCTAGTTCAGAAGCTGGAACTCTACGAGCTTCTGTATATGTAGGCGATACTTGTCATGACAGTACACAAAAAACGGTAACCAATAACGGTTTAACCACTGGCGGTGTAGGAAAACAAGTTGAATTGTGGGTTCCAGCGTATCAAATGCTTCCAGATGTTGAAATGAATTACGCTCAAAATCATTTAAGAGATATTTCTTATTTTGATTATTACCAATTTACGCTCAAAGGTATTGAGAGTGGAGCATCGTTCAATCATCTTGTAAGCAATGGTATTTCTAACCTTAAGGCAGTTCTCATTATTCCTCAACTAAACTCTTTGAATAACAACGTGAATGTTTTTGACGATGGTCTTCCGCAACTAATGGGACACATCAATAACTTTAATGTTCTTGTTGGCGGTTCCAATGTTCTACATCAAGATTCACGATACACTTATCAACAATTCAATAACGAATTTTTCAATGAATTTGGCATTAATGGCAACCAAAGCACTGGAATGGGATCTTCTCTTATTGACTTTAGTTCGTGGCTTAAGAAACCATATTACTATGTAAACTGCTCTCGTGTTCCGCTTGAACAACAAAAGGCGTATCGTTCGCTACAAATCAAAGGCACTAACTCGTCGGTATTAAGTATGGATTACGTTATCTTTGCTTTATATGAAAAATCTTTTCAATTAGATGTTATTAGCGGAAATATTGAAAAAACGGATTAAAAAATATAAATGAAAAAATAAAATATTAATATTAAGTATATGAATATTACACTTGATTTATCAAAAGGACAGTTATCCAAATTAAGGAACGGACACGGCATTCGAATTTCTCCAGCAATGGTTGGAAATGGTGTAGACATAATTGTAGACCCAATGACTTACCACAATATGTCAAAGAAACTTGATAGGGGTAAAGGTGTGATAATCAAAATGGGTTCGCAAGAGATTGACATGAACAAAATGGAAGGAACTGGTCTTTTTGCTGGAATGGGTAATAAAAGCGGAAAAATCAGTCGTACCAAAAAAGCAGGTAAATGGCTGGGTTTCACTAAAGACGCATTAAATACTGGAATGGATTTAGGGGAGCGTGGTTTATCGATATATCAAAAAGCAAGAGAAAAAGCTTCTCCTATAGGACAATTAAAATCTTTATTCGGTGGTGAATTAGAAAGTGAAATGGAAGGTGGAAACTTATTTCAAGATGCTAAAAAAGTATATAACAAAAAAGTAAAAAACACTGCCGTTGGAAAGGCGATCAGAAAAACTGCGAGAAAAGGACTTGAAAAAGGTTACGATTTAGGAACAGACACGCTTGACCGTAGTAAATATACAAAACCAATAGCAACAATCGGTAGAAACACAAAAGATAAAAATGTAGAAGAACTTATGAGATTAAGCGGACTTGGAGTATTTGACACCATCCAACAAGGATATAAAAAACATGTTAAAAATACCCCTGTTGGTAAAGCAGTAAGAGATACTGCTCGAAATGGTTTAAGCACTGGTTATGATATGGGTACTTCCGCTCTTGATAAAAGTAAATTTACAAAACCAATAGCAACCATCGGTCGCAATTCCAAACAAGCGAATTTAGACAGGGCAATGGCTTTATCTGGTCTTGGTTTAAAATTATCACAAGGAAAGGGTCTGCGTCTTGCTGGAGATGGTTTAAGAATGAGCGGTGGTATGTGTTGCCAAGGTTGCGGTATGGCTTATAATGATAAATTCATATTTGACGACCAAGCACTTTAAATTATTATTATTTTATATAATCTTATAAAGACTTAAACATAAAACTGTTTATAAGATTAGAAATGCCTAAAACAGCGATGAATTATGAGAATTGTTGTATCTATAAAATAGAACATATTGACGATGAAAGTTTAGTATATGTAGGACATACGACGAATTTCATTAAAAGGAAGACCGCTCATAAATATAGTTGTCATCATGAAAATGATAGAAAATATAATTTAAAAGTCTATCAAATGATAAGAGAAAATGGTGGATGGGAGATGTTTAAAATGATTGAAATAGAAAAATATCGTTGTTTAGATAAAAGGGAAGCAGAAAGAAGAGAGAGTGAAGTTATGAAAGAGTTAAAAGCAAATATGAATATGAGGCCAAGTTATTTGACAGAACAGGACAAGAAAGAATATCGTGAATTGAATAAAGAAAAAATAAAAGAACAAACTAAAAAATACAGAGAAGAAAATAAAGAAATCATACTACAGCAACGAAAAGAATATCGTGAAGTGAATAAAGAAAAAATCAACGAAAAGCAAAAAGAATATTGTGAATCAAATAAAGAAAAACTAAAAAAATATAAAAAAGAATACTATGAGAAAAACAAAGAAAAAATTAAATGTGAGTGCGGTTGTGAAATAAATAAAGACTTTTTAAAAAAACATCAAACATCATTGAAACATATTCAATTGGTTAATAAAGATTAAATTCAAAAATAAAATATTATTGTATATTAATGTTAAGCAACTTTGATATTGATGAATTAATTTTAAAAATGAATATCCCCAATTTTCGTGGGTGTTTTTACAAAGATAAACTGACAAAGATTCAACCTAATTCTTCATACATTATCAATTTAAACAGTGAGTTGGATGAAAATAATGAAATCAATAAAGGATCACATTGGACT